GAACGAACACTTGTATTTCTTGTTCCGGCCATTTTAACTCCTTATAAACTCAATTTTCCGCGATACTTATAATCGCTCGAAGGTCCAAAAGAACTTCGGCCTATAAAACTTACACTTGATCTGTTTTGTCCAACTATAGAGTGTTGAACTGTTTCCATAAAGGTTAAGCTAACTGTTGCTACTCTTGTTCTTCCTGATGGAAACCATGATTTATAGGTGATTTGACAGCTTTTAAGATAGACTAAAATGCTGTCACTACCTTTTCTTCTACCTAATCTTGAATTAGGAAATACTAAATTTAATCTTGGTGGCGCTATCGCTCGACCACTTGTTTTATCATAATCTACTGATTGATAGCTTTGCAAGTTATTAATTGCTGCATCAACATCAACTGTATATCTTGCAGATGGTAATAATGCTGTTCCTAATCCTGCGCCAGTTGTTGCGCCTGTTGCATCACTAAATGTTCCGCTAAAAGGATCATCTACTTCGGCAGTAAATATTGCATCAAATGATAGAGTTCTGCCGGCACCATTAATGAATTGAACAACAGGGTGTGATCCACCGGGAATTGTTTTTTCTGCCCAATTAGTATCACTATTGTCGGTTAACTGACTAGGCCAATATTGAAATACGAATATATCATCTAACAAATCTGCATCAGCAGCAGTATTTAATCTTAATCCAGAAGGGACTAATTCTGGAAATAAATACGCGACTTGCGGTGTTGTTGATATTATTGCATCAGTTAATGCCATTATTATTCTCCAAATATTATTATACCATAGATAATATCATTAACAATCAAAAACAAATGGAAACAAAAAAACCGGCACTAGGCCGGTTTAGTTGGTTTCTTCCATTTGAATATTTCCAATTGTTTACCAGGATCTGGTGGTTTTTCATATATCTCTATAACATCTGATACGCTTACCAGTCCTTGTTGTCGAGCTTTTATAAAAGTTTTAATTTCTACTAAAGACTGTATTAATTTTTGTTTGTCTTCATCATTTAATTTTTGTAAGTCTTGCTGTCTTGGTGCAACTAGAAATCTTGTACTATCATATATCTGTTTGCGTCTATAGACTTTACCTATTTTATCTTGAAATTTACCAACCTTTTCTGTTGAACCCCGTAGAAGACCCCATAATAAAGCATTTTCTCCAGCAAGAATAACCGCTAACGGTTTGATAATATTAAACTGTTGTTTAAAAAATGGAAAACATTTTCCGGGAGTGTTATCTTCTGGAAAATAATTCTTTTGTCCTCCATAACATTTCATTATATTAGTGAAGTAAACCTTTTCTGGGTCAATCTCAGCGTGTTGTAAGAGTTTGTCAAAAGCTTTACCGGAATTTCCAGTAAAGGCTTCATTGTTTTTATGGTCTGAATTAGAAGGATTTTCACCTAAAACAATAAGAGGAGACGCAGGGTCTCCTCGTGATATTGTTGGTTGTTCTCTTTCTTTAAAGAAAGGACACGCTTGACATAACTTTATATCAGTATAAAGTTGTTGTAGTTCTTTAGACAAGTTTCTCTACCACTACAGATTTAACTGAGAAAGTTTCACTGGTATTAAGAAGGACTAACTCTTTATTTAAGAAACGTTCTTTCATTTTTGGATCTGTCTCACAGAGTTTCTTAATATGGTCTTTTACTGTTTTAAGTGATGCATTCTTTTGGGATCTCTCATTAAAACCCTCTGGCCAATCAATTGGAATAAAAGATTTAAGTGATTCTCCTGATGGCGAGCCCTTTGTGTGTTCAACGAATGCTAGTTGTTTAGTTGTAAAAGTCATTTTACGTTGTTTTTTAATACTGGTTTTTGATTCACTCATAAATTACTCCTTTGTTGTTTTTGTGTTTTCAAATATTTCTGGATGGTCATCTAGTAATTTTTCTAATTTTTCAAATACTTTTTCGTCTTTGAACCAAATTAAACGACCACCACCCATTCGTTCCAATTGTTTCATATAGAAAGTCATTCTATCATGTACTTTTGTTTCTTTTGAAATTTGTTGCGATAAAAACTCAACTAATGCACATGTTAGATTATTACCTTCTTTTGAACTACCTGTTAAATGCTCGGCAATCTCTAAAGCTGTATTAACAACTTGCATCTGTTCGGGATATAACATGAATGTTCTACGAGATGGCGATAAATTTTGTTGTTCTCGCATTGGAACAGGCAGCGCATCGGCAGTTTTAATAGAGTCTTTCTCTTGTAACTCTTTGGCTAATCTAGCATCATGTTCTTCTTTAGTCTCGACAATTACGGAGTTTTTGAGTTTCTCTATTTCTTTAGATCGCTTAGCTTTAGAAATTTCAGTGGTTAAATCTTTAAGTTTTAGCTCTTTGGCTTTATTAACCCATTCATCAACATTATTATTATCTAGTACGGGTAATATCATCTGAACTCTACTGTAGCCAACACCAACTAATTTTTTATTATCTACATTGAGTTGTTTGGCAAACTTCTTCCAAATTTTTCTAAGTCCATTAGCCATTGATTCAGTAATGCCAACTTCTTGTACTACATAATCAATAAAAGTATGATAACCCCATTGTTCATATTTTTTATTATGAAATACGATATATAAATCTTTAGCTAATAATAAATTGTCAGTATCTAATTTTTGAGATCGATTTATAATTCTTGATCTTAATTCTTCATCAGATTCAGATTTAATCAAATCATTGGGAAATGCTTCGTGTTCCATTATTGTTGCTAGTTCAGGCGGAACAATTTCTGGAATTATTTCTTTTTCTTCGGACATTTAATACTTCCTTTATTCATTGAACTTCTTGCTAGGTCTAAGATCCAGAATGCATCTGCTTCGTTATCATCAGTAATAGTCTTAGAGTATTTTTGAGCCTCTTTAATCATTAAGTCTTTTTTAGAGTTTCCTTTGCCTGTAGCATGTTTTTTAATTGTACCTACATCAAAAGAAAAATAAGGAATATTATTATCTTCACACCAAAGCATTAATACTCCTCGATAAGCGCCATAACTATGCGCTGGTGCCCAACCCGAATGGGCAACAACATTTTCATAGAAAACAGCTTGAGCATCTTTAAATTGATTTAAAGCCTCATAAAATCGTGAATACCGATTACCATAATTAATTGGATTCTTTTTAGTTGAGCGTATGACTAAATTAAATACTCCAGAAGTAATAACTGAATCTGCGTAATACGCCCAACCACAACTTCCTCCGGTATCTACAGCGAGAAATTTATCAATATTCGGATATGTCGGTGCCGTCTTCTGTTTCTTCTTCTTTATCTTCTTCGATTTCTCTGCTGTCTTTTTGCCAGGATTCCAAATCATCATTTTCTTCATCTATAACATCCATAATTTTAAAATCTCTAATATCTATTTCTTTACCACACCAAGGACAATACTTAAAGGCAATAACTGGTTTACCAGAAGGTATTGTCACGTCAAACAACATGTAATCTGCTAGAATTGAATCCGATATTCCTGATTGTTCTTCGCTGATAACATCATATATAGTCACAATAACTTTTTCTTTCATCTTGCAGCAACTCATAATGGAATTCTCTCACCTTCAATATCTTTTTTCGGAGGATCTCCGGGGGCTATTAATTTGAAACACCATTCTTTAACAGGACAATACTTTGCTGCATCATCATTTTTACTTTGACATATTCTAGAACAGCTTTCAATTTTTGACATTGGAACTTGTTTCTTTTCATCTAAAATAGCTTGTAATTCTAATGCTACTTTTTCACAATCTAAAATACGTTGTTCTATTTTATTCCAAAAAACTTGGTCAAATTTTACAATAAATGGTTTGATATTTAATTTACCCGGTTTTATTCCATCGGGTCCAAAAGCCCATTCGCATTGAGATCCTTTATTCTGATAAACTATTAATGTCTCTGTTGGGCCCAATAATCTCATATACGCGTGTGCCTGTATAATATGTGATTCTTTTGGCGCTGTTATTGATTTAAAATCAGTCGGACTGGATGTTTTAAATTCAAATATTCTTCTAACGCCATTTTTATCAATTAAAATTCCATCAGTATGACCGGTATATTTTAATCTTTTATCTTCTACTGGCAATTCACCATATAACATATTTTCTTGCCAAGGTGCGCCACATGGACAATTTAATGGCATCGTTCCTTTTGTCTCTGTTTTACAAGATGAACAGGTCCAATCGCCATATAACTCACCCTTTGGCCCTAAATATCTGTGTTGCCACCACCAATGAAGTGCGTGACCAACATCGAAAGTAGCTTGCTGTCCGGCCTTTATAACTTCTTTTGGTGGCTTAAAAACGTGATCTAACCAAATGGCTCTGGGGCATACACGAAATAGTTCTGAGGCGTGTAATCCAGGTGTTCTAACTCGTTGGTGTTTTGTTATATAATCGCCTTCTAGCCATGAAGTAAAATCATTAAACCATACCTCCGCAGTTAAATCTTGTTTTGGAGGATTATTATCTTCCGGTTGTAGGAGATCCGCAATACCATCAAATAAACCCATTAATTACTCGCAATTTTATTTATTAAATTTTGAAATGTGTCCGAGGTCATAATAACCCAATCCTTGGGAATTGGGTCTTTTTGCCCTTCGAGTCTTAACTCGATTAATGGTGTTCTTTTTGTGGATAAAGCCTCGATAAAAATCTTCGAAAACCAATTACCTTGAAGAACCATTCCAGCACCGGATGTAGCCTTACATTCTCTAAGAAATGTAGCATCATCTACATCGCCTGGTTTTCCTTTAATATTACCACTTCCGGGGGTCCTACGACCCCCAGATCTATTAGCAACAATTTTTTCATGTCTTTTTGAAATTTTAGTGGTAGGATCTTTTTGAAAATAATCTGGTTTTTTCTTGTTGCTTTCTTTGTTGAAATAATCAGGACTTTGCATTCATCTCTCGGATTAATTTTGAGTCTACATTAAGTTGATATCCATCAGAGGTAACTATAGTTGAAACGCCATCTTGTTCAGATATTAATCCAACCATCATAGCGCCCCACATTACAGTACCTTCTTTTAACTCGGCTTTAAATAATGGTATATAACCATTCATAAACATAGTTCCTTCTGCGATACCATGTTTAGTTCTAATTCTATACATACACCAATTATCTTGATTTAATATAGAACATCTAATTAAAACCGGTTTCATTTACTTAATCTCTCAACTATCTCATTCCAAACCGCTTTTTGCATTTCTGGACTTGCAGCTAACGCGGCTTCTAATTTTTCTTGTGTAGGTTCTTTCAAGTCCTTCCAGACATAACCTTCTTTGGTTTTTGTAAAAAGATTATAGTTCTTTCCATACGCAAAAAGACGCTCTACGTTATCAGGATCACCAACCCTACGACCATGGGCATTTCTCAACCAATAGTTGAATGTTCCATAACGACCTTTAGGACACATACTGCTTTCGACTACTTTGAATTCTATTTCGGCATAATCTGGGATTGCATCTTCATCAGGAGTAAAACCTTTAGCGCCACCACCAGCAGCTTTGTCTGTGAATTTTCCGTTACCATCGTCTACAAGATAGTGAACAGCACGTTTTGTGAATTTAATATCCAATGACGTAGCAAATCCTTGTCCTAATCCACCAGGAACAACGTCAGGCGAACCGTAACCATCTAATTTATTACGAATTTGATTCAATAATATAATTGTTGGCTTAGCTTTACCAGATATTCCGCGTGCATTTAATGAAGATGTCCATTTGCGCATCGCTGAGTTAATAAGCATAGCGTTACGTCCCATAACCCCACCATCTTCTGTAGCTTTATTAATCTCGGCAGAACTTACTACGTTAGCAATGGAGTCAAGTACTATAACACCAAATCCAGCTGATTCATCTCTAATAGCTGCGTCGATTAAGTCTACAACTTGCTCACCGGTTGGTGGTTGTTGAATCATAAGAAGATCCGGATGTTTAAATCCATGACCTAACATCCAACTTAAGTTATCGCCTGATCGACCTTCGGCATCAACCCATAATACACCAGCAGGACTTCGATTATCGCAATTACACTCTTCGCGTCTCATGCAAACAGAACAATGATTTTGCACTTCAGCAGCAGCATTTAATGCGGTTCCTGTCTTGGCTGATTTAGGCATTCCGAACAATCTGCACATTCGTCCTTGTGCCAGTCCGCCAAATGTAGCAATATCTAATGCAACATTACCAAATGAGATTCTAGGTACTTTAACATTTAGCTCAGATGCCACACCAATATTTCCAGCCCATTTCTTTTGGGCGGCGGCTTTAAAAGCGCCGAATCCTTTATTTTCTCCTATTTTTTGTGCCGGTTTAGTACTTTTTTCAGTTGTTTCTTCAACTTTTTCTGCTACTGTATCTTCGGACATATTTTCTTCATCACCTTCAGAATTCTTCTTTGGTCTTCCCATAATTCACCTATTACTTAGTTTTGTTTTCAGTTAATACTTTTTGAGTACGTCCCGTCAATTGAGCCAACGTTTGTTTAATTTCTGGAATATGCTCTTGAATCTTCTTAAAAGCTGTATCATAAGCTAATTTAAAAGCTGCATCCATTTCTTCAATGTAACAGGGACGAGTAACACCAATTTCAATGCCTAGACTTTGATAATCCATACTAAGCTTTAAAGGGATGTGTACATGAACAGAAGCAGGAGTTGTTGCAAATTTATGAACTTCTAATGTTTCTTCTGTCGTATCAATTTTATCTACGCCGTCTTTCAATTTAGCAGTTTTTGTAACTGTCATCTTTGTAACTGCTATTTGTGAATCTTTTGATTTTGTAGCCATTTAATCTCCTATATTAGCTTTTAGCGATACGCTGTAGCCACTATGATTATAACACAATTCTATTAATTTCTAGTAAACTTTTTAATCTCATGATCTTTACTTCTATAAAAAGCTTCACGTCTTTCCCATTTTTTATTTGAGTATTCATTATTCTCATAGAAGTCTACTAATAATAGTCTTTCTCGATTAGCATCACCTTTATCTCTCAATCGTCCGGCTGGTTGTAAGGGATCTCCCGGAGGAGTAGCAAAGAATTCTGTATCCAAAGATGTAATATTTAAAGCATCTCTGGCATAAGAAAACGTTGTGAAAATTACATCTCCTGCGACAGCAGTATCTCTCGTTGCTTTTTTCTGACCGCCAACCATTAATTCTACTTTAGTTTGCGGATAATCCTTAATTTTGGCTATTTCATTTTCAAACATTAATTTAAGTGTATCTAAGTGATTTCTTAGTCTAGAGAAAACTAATATTCTGCGTTTTCCAGGTTGTCTGGCTTTTACTAGTTCCTCAACTATAATTTTATTTCTTTTACCATCTTTGGCTAATTTCTTATCATATTTAAGTGGGTCTGGTGGATAATTTCCCCATGCATCGGGTGTCCAACTTTTATAACTATTGTATGGATAATCTATATTTGTATTAATTCCGCATACCAATAATTTTGCTGTCTTTTTTTGAACTGTGTGCCCTATTTCACCTAAATTCCATTTTATAATATTGGTTAAACCATCTTTTCTATTGATATCGGCTGTGACAGCTAATCTATATTTTGCAGGAAATTGTCTCCAAACAGTTGACCATTTTTCACTACCAAATCTTTGTGTTTCATCATTTATTATAAAACCAAATTGGTTATATAGTTCATCTGGATACTTTCTGGACAGTAAGCTTTGAATACTCATTAGAGTAATAGGTTTATTTAATATACATTTATCTTGCTGTACTATTCCGATGTCTTCTTGTTTAATACCAAGAGCTTTCTCTGCTTCTTTAATCCAGTTATCAAACATATGCCCAGCATATATAAATACACCAATAGAAGTATTAAATTTGGAAGCAATTGCATAACTTACTAATGTTTTGCCAAAGCCTGTACCTGCTATTAGTACTCCACCAAATTGCTGTTGTAAATACTGTTCCATACTTTTAACAGCGGCTGTTTGACCACGACTCTCATCCAAAGTGGCAATAAAATTAAATTTTTGTGGTATTCCTGTTACTGTAGTATCCGTATATGGTTGATTTAATTGCTTTCCAAAAGCTCTTGGCACCCATAAATATTTATCATCTTCATGATAGGAACAGACAGTAAATCCAGGATTATCTTTCCAGGCTTGGGCCTCAAGAGTTAATTGTTTTTTAATGTCTTCTTTTTGTTGTTGTGTGAGTCTATTAAGGCTAATTCCATAATCTGCATGTAAGCAATCCAATTTGCGCTCTCATGCAGTACAAACCTTTTAAGTTACCGTTATGTTGAGATCAGGTATCATAGATTTGACTGCATGTAATAGATTCGCAGCTGATACCTCTAATGTCAAGCATTGTGAGTTTTTTCCTTGAATACTCAATACAATGTTACTAGTGTCCATGTTTCTACTAAACTCTAGCGTACCACCATCACCATCAACTGTTGCTTTTAATGTATTCATTACGCTCTCCTGTATTATGTAAACAAAGAAATATACCAATCATAATTGTTATTATTAGACCGTAGTATGCTCCGATACCTATTAAAAAGGCACCTAATACTAAACCGCCGAAGATTAAAAATTTTCTAACATTTTTAATATTAAAATTTAGTAATTCACATATAGATAATACTATCTGACCTCCATCTAACGGAAGTACAGGAATAAGATTAAAAATACACATAATAATATTAGATGTAAATAATATATCTAATAAATATAGAGGCCCTAAAATATACATAAATAATATAGCGATAATTGCGAGTATGATATTTACTATAGGCCCCATTATTGAAATAAATGACATATGAAATGGGTCTATTTTAGTATGATGATTAATATGAGCTATGCCACCAAATGGGTGTAATACTATTCGTGAAACGCTATAACCAAAGTATTTGGCAGTTAAACCATGCCCTAATTCATGTAATAAAACTGATGTATATAATATAAAAGATGGTAATAGTGTATTACTTAATAGAAAAGAAAGTAACATTATTAAAAATAATATATCAACAACTATCTCAATATTGAATATTTTGAATATTTTCATTTATTTCTTCCTAAAAGAGAATTGATGTAATTTAAGACCACTGACAATTCTCTACCACTCATTTGGCTTCTTGATTTTTTAAATTGCCTAAAAAGCAGTTTATTCGTTGTACCTCTTGGCAACCGTTTAATAATATCGCGGCGTCTAGACATCATCTCAATCATCTTTCTCTGTTCTTGCTCATCTGGAGTAGCGATAGCAACATTCATTTCTTGTAACTGTTCTAATTGTAGTGATGTTGTATTAGTTCCCGTAGATCCTGCACCTAATGGAGTAAATTTGATTATTTGTTCGGACCTTTCGGCATTTTCTTTTGCTTCCAGTTCTTTCTGTTTTTTAACTTTAATTCCTCGATCTTGTTCTTCAGAGATAGTATAAACTACTCTTTGCATTCTTGGATCGTCTGGAACAAAAATATATGCTTTTTGTTTATTGTAAGGATAATTATTTTTAATTGCCGTATAATCTACACGAGTTACGCGGGCAAATGCTTGTTCTAACCAAGGAACGGATCTTGTATTTGTAAGACAAATTAAATGTTTACAATCTGGAACGTCTAATCCTTCATAAGCCATTCCAACAGTAACTAATACTTGACCAATTCCTTTTCGGAAATCTTTGATTGTTTCTTGTGAACTGCTATCCTCAGAAATAGCAAGAGAAGCTTTGATTTTGAATTCGTCTTTTAATTGAACAGTAATATCCTTAGCCATCTGTTGAGTGGCACAAATTACAATTGCTCTAGAAGGGTATATTTTTCTAGTCTCTATCCAATGATTAACGCCCCTTCGTAGAAGTTTATCTCTAAAGTCTGTTTTATCTAAAAATGTCTGAATAACCCTAGAGGTTTCTGAATCTGTTGCATTTGAAATATTAAGTTCATGAACACCAAACTCATCTTCAAATTTGACCCAACCGCGTTCGTAAATAAATTCAATAGGTACTACTGCTTCTTCTAATAAGGCATCAAATCGAGAATAGATAATATCTTTAACTGGAAAATAAGAATCTTCCTCCTCAATGTATTCTATAAAAGGAATAAGTTTCTTGTCATGACGCTCGATTGTTCCGGTCATTAATAATGTATGGGTAGCATTCTCGACTAATGGTTCTAATGCTTTAACCCATGCCCCATCTGATTCGTCTTGTAGATGATGTGGCTCATCAAGAATTAATAAATATTTTGTATGTTTTGTTGAATTAACATGCAATTCTGGATTAGCGGCAACAGATTGATATGTTGTTACATATCCTGCGCAGCCATTTGAAACATCTCTGAATAGCGGAGCAATATTATCAGCTTTACGAATTGTATAATTCATTCCTAATTCAGGAATTTTAAATCCGTCCGCTGCTTGTTGCGCTAACGAACTACGGGGGCAAACCCAAACAACACGATTAATGTGTTGTCCTTTTATAAGGGCGTGCGCGTAAATACTTGCACCGCTTGACTTACCGGCTCCCGGAACAGAGTGGGCGACTGTAGTTTTACTTACAATAGTACCATTAACAATCTGTTCTGCCCTTTTAAAGAGTTCAGATTGGTGTAATCTAAGTTTTTTCATGATTTATTTTTAAGTAGTTCCTCTATATATAAAATAGCATCTTCTATTTCTTGTTGCGTCATTTGTTTGCCTTTTTTAAATTTTGAAACTATTAATTTTAATGTAGTTCCTTTATTTAAGCGACGCATATGATCCCTGCGACGAATGAGAATACTAAGAAGTTTTATTCTTTCTTGTTCGCCGGCATTATAGGGTCTTGTCTCTTGTTCTTGGTCCGTTCCTAATATTGTTGTAGTTGTTCCTTCAGAATCAGCACCGATCGGTTTAAAAATCATCGGTAATGCAGGACCATTTTCCTGTGGTTTTGGCTTTTGCGCTTTTCTAGCCTTAATTCCCCTATCCTGTTCTTCTAGCATCAACGCAACTATCTTCTGCATTCTAGGATCATCTGGAACATAGATAGAAGCTTGCTGTTCTTCGTAAGATACACCAGAATTTAATGCTTTATAGTCTACTCTTGTTACACGAGCAAACGCTTGTTCTAGCCAGGGCAGCGATCGAATATTTGTCAGGCATATAAGATACTTACAGTCTGGAACATCTAGTCCTTCGTATGCCATTCCAACAGTAACTAAGACATCTCCAAACAAACGTTTACGAAATTGTTTAATAGTTTGTTGAGAGTGTTTATCATCTGATACAGCTAATGCGACATCAACACCATAATCCTTATTAATTTTTGCTGCTAATTCTCTTGCAATATCCTGACGTGAACAAATTACAATTGCTCTTGAATTATATTTTGATCTTGATGCGAGCCAATCACTAATACCACGATCTAGTAATTTATTTCTAAAATCTGTTTTGGCGAGGAAAGTTTGAATAACCTTAGAAACTTCGTCATCTTCAGCTGTTGAAATGTCTATATTGTGCGTTCCTAATGCGTCTTCAAATTGAACCCAACCCTTTTCAAATGTAAATTTTATAGGAACTATCGCTTTTTCAGTTAAAGCATCATATCTTGTATATACGATATCTTTTACGGGATAATATGCTCCTGCATCAAAAACGTACGGAATGAATGGAATTTGTTTTTGATCATGCCGTTCAATTGTTCCAGTCATTAAAAGAGTGTGATAAGCTCCTTTAACTAAAGGTTCTATAGCCGCCGTCCACATTGCAGCAGTATTCATATTATCTTGCAAATGATGAGGTTCATCTAAGATTAGAAGATACCGTTTGTTTAATAATTCTCTGAGATGAAGATTAGGATTTGCTGCAACTCCCTGATACGTAGCTGAGTAACCAACACAACCTTCTCGATTTAAAATAAGAGGAGCTTTATTTCCAGGTCGTGTAATAAAATAATAAGGATTGATGTCTGAATCTTGAAAACCATCCGCCGCTTGAGTAGTTAATGATGTTCTTGGACAAATCCAAACAACAGCATCTATTAAACCGGCATCTAACAATTCTTTGGCTAAAATCATACATAGCAAAGATTTACCGCCGCCTGGAGTTACATGTGTTACAGTAAGTTTATCAGTAATAGAGCCAGAAATTATTTCTCTGGCTCTCATTAAAAGATCTTTTTGGTGCAGCCTAAGTTCTTTCATTTATAATTTTTCGATAATTCTACTTACTATCTCACTACGTAAGACATCTCGGTTAGATAGTCGAACAACCCCAATATCTGGTGTTCCTTCTAATCTTTCCATTACTTCTGCTAGTCCACTATCTGGAATATCGGTTTGTGTAACGTCACCTTCAACAACAACGATACATTTTTTACCAATACGAGTTAGGAAAAGCTTAAGATCTTTATAAGTGCAGTTTTGTGCCTCATCTAGAATGATGAAAGCGTTATTAAAACTACGTCCACGTATATAAGCTAAAGGAACTATCTCAATGTCTAATTGAAGAAGAAGTTCTTTTAGAGGATCTGCGCTTCCATTATGACTGGACTTATTATAGTTGTAAGAAATTAGTTCACCTGCGGCATCTTTTAAGAGAGGACGTAGGAATGGATCCATTTTGTTTTCTAATTCGCCTGGTAACGCACCTAAGTCTTGATCATCACCAGCCATAATAGTTGGACGAACTATAACAATACGGAATACTTCTCCTTTAAAGTAAGATTGTAGGGCTAAACTCATAGCGCATAAGCTTTTACCAGAACCGGGAGGACCAGATGCAATTGTAACTATATTTTCTTTAATTGCATCAAATAATTCTTCCTGACCTTGTGTTCTCGGAGCTACTGGTTTGAAAAGATCCTTTACAGTCTTTACTTTACTTTGTTGTTTTGTTGAAAAATCTTGTACCTTGTGGTGAACCTTCTTTCTAGCCAAATGATTGTCTCCTTTAATTAGCGACAACATTATCTTAAACTATTTAAGGTTTTTATCCAGCCTTTAATTTCAAAAGCCTACACGAGAGACTTTAGTGGCTGGTTTATAATCTGGATCGTCTTTAATAGCATATAAATCGGCAAGTGTATATTCTGATTCTGTAAGTCTATCTTGACTTACATTATTATGCGCCAGCCAATTATCTAGTGTGTCGTCTTTTAACTTATCGAAAACTAATCTTTGTATGCAACGGCCAGATCGAATAATAGCAGGATCAAAGGCATCTATAGACTCATTGGCAGTTAATAACAATTTAAAATCACCATCTGACAATAAACCATCAGTTATATTCAATAGACGTGAAAATCCAGGATTACTACGACAGTTCATTGAAAAGAAATCAGCCGAATCCTCTAAAATTATGATTCTTTTAGATAGTTTTGTTTCGGTTGATTCTGGACTATCTGAAGTTGATAATTCTCTGTTTAAAGCCCCTAGAGTACCATTGGATAACAACAATTCTTTCATATAAGAAGGAGACGCGAATAATTTTTCAACATCAAAAATTATTTCAGGCATTATGTTTTGTTTATAACATTCACCTAACAAGTACTTGATTGCAGTTGACTTACCAGTGCCAGGGTCTCCAGTCCAAATAATTATATTCCCTGATCTGTTATGTATCTTATCTGGTAGGTTTTTAACAGATTTAAAAATTGATTCTGAATAATTGTTAATTAAATTTTTCTCTTCTAGGAAATTAAAATATTTAATAACAAATGATGGACCGCTATCTGACAAAGACCATACTGCGACAGGAAAATTAGTGATAGTTTTTGTCTGAGGTTTTTTAAGATATTTACTAAAGTGATCTTTAAGTAATTTTAACGTTGATTTTGCAAACGCTATAGTTTTGGCATGTATCTGTGGTATTATATAATTTGTATTAAGTCCTACAAATAAATTAACTAATAGTGTTTCGTTAGTATTAGTAGCGATTTCATTAATAAATGCAATATTTAATTGATTATTTTCGATTTTAGAGAGTTTAATTTTAAATTCTATAGAGTCAGTAACTTTAAAACTTTCTACAATTTTAATTATATCATCCCAGTTTTTATCTTTTAAATCAAACTCAAAATTATCTAATTCAGTGTAATATAAAGCATTTTGTTCTATATACTCTTTTAATTTTGAATTAAAAATGTAAGAAGATAATGTATTTGTATCAAATGTAATCATTTAGTTACCTTTCTGTTGTTGTGCCATCTGCGCTTTCTGAATTTTCTTTAAAAGTGCTTTAATATGTTTGCGAACTACGAATTCTTTTGCGCTTGAGACCTTCTTACCTGTATCAATAGCAACATTAATATTTGTCAATTCTTCTACGTCAACACCTTCTTTTAAACAAGAAGGGTGTATAGCAATTGGCGTTTTTGCTTTATTTAGTCCCATCATTACAACTTCGCAATGTTTAAAAGCTGTACTGCAAATATGACATTGTGCTCCTTGTATTTGTGGCAAAGGTTGTTGTTCAGCAATAGTTGGTTGAATAGTCGGCGCAGTTGCTGTTGACCCCACAACATCAAAATGTACTGGTTCGCGTTTTACTTCGGTATTTTCGCTCATAATATCCTCTTATTGTTTATTCAAGAAATTAACTATGTCTTCTGACCCTTTTTCTACACAATCTTTACCATGCAGCTTAGCCCTAGCATCGGTCCAAATTATATAGGTATGATTAATGTTTTTAAATTTATTTAAATGATTTTTTAATGCTTCGGCTTGCGAAACAAATACATTTGAATCTTCTTGTCCGTGTATTGTTAATATTTTAATATTATTTCTACTATACGTTATTGATGTAGCCGAATTTAAATATTCCATTGTTGGTGTTGAACCAAACATTAAATTTGTAATACGGTCATAATCGGAAAAGCATAAATTTTTATTTAAAGTAATGTCATGCCAGCCAGATATATTGATACAAGTATTTGTAATATATTCATTATCGGATACACCTCTAAAAGTGCTTTGTACGGCTAATGTAGCACCAGCAGATGATCCGGCCATTATAATGCGTTTTTCATTTAAATTTTCATATGCAAATTTTTGAAATTTTAAACAATCATCAATCTGGGAAGGCCATAGATTTTTATCTATGGTAATACGATAATTTGGGCTGTAAACTTTGTAGCCTAAAGGACATACAAGATTAGCAAATTCTTTTGCTTCACTCTTATCACCCATCATAAGAGCGCCACCATGAATGTATATTATTGTTTTGCCATTCCAATTTGTTGGTTCATACTTATCATATCTATCTGAGACTTGTTCGCCGTATGATAGATTTTCTTTTAAAGAGTAAGGAGCACAACCAATCATAAAGATAATTAATATCATTAAATATTTCATATACTTTCCCTATTCAACTAAATAACAATTTGTAATCATAGAACTAGCATTAAGATGCCCTCCCCCACCATATATTTGGGCTATTTTAGAAACATCAAAATTTCCAATAGATCTTAATGAATATTTAATTCTTCCATCTGAAAGCATATTCCAGACACAGCCAAAAGTTGCCTTCTCGGCAAGTTTGTTTCCGATTTCTGATGCAAAACAGTATGAATTAACAGCTAAACCACTGAAACCGTCTAATTCAATTGGTCTCGCTAATTTGAGCGCATTCTCAATTTGTTTGTTTTTTAATTTAAGCGCCGCTGAACCTTCTATTATCAAGTCGTTAATATTCATCTGTGAAAGTTTATTCCATTCTTCGAATGTTCTATCTCTTAAATCTATAGCCTCACAAATTTCTCTAGCATTTGGGAAATTCCATTTCCATAAATCTCTGTCTTCTATATAGTTAACCAGCCAATTTCTTTCTGTGCTAAATAAATAATCCCATGCCATTCCAGCGCCGGATTTATTCATATCAAATATACAAAAATCTAAGCCTTCAAGATCGTTTTTGGCACTTAAATGATGGTCTAGTACTTTAATAGATCGAGCTTGTTCTTTTAACTTTAAAAGCGTTTCTTTTTTATAAGAAAAATCTAAAATATAAACATCTTTACCCGTAACGTCTGGTGGTGGTTTTCCATGTTGCACAGGAATATACTCGGCTGAATTTTTATATGCGACATTAAAAGCCCATGCTGCTGTAAAACCATCAGCGCAATCGGCATGATATAATACTGTAGTCATAATTTGACTCCTTATTAACACTATGTTAGACTCTTATATAGCATCATCACTGTTGGAGATTTTAAATGTTAATGCCAAAAAACTATAAAGTAATTGATCCTCGTGGAGTAACATATGGAATAGTTACTTTCTCTTTGGATGATGTATTCCAAGCAAATCCTTTAGATCCTACTATTATCAATTTAATTGAAACATCTAGAATAATCGAGACTCCTGCTGGTACATTAACAAACGCCTTAACATTTATTATCGGACCTCCTGGTCCTCCCGGACCTCCGGGAACTCCTGGCGGGCCTCCCGGACCAATTGGACCTGTAGGTTTAAGAGGTTTTACCGGACCTACAGGAGCAGCAGGCCCAATTGGCCCTCCTGGAATTGATGGATCAAATGGTATTAACGGCGCTCCTGGTTCAATTGGCGCACCCGGACCTCCTGGTCCGACCGGACCAATTGGCCCTTCTGGTGGACCTCCTGGTCCTACAGGACCAACAGGATTAACAGGCCCAACAGGCCCGAATGGTTCTCCCGGCCCCGCCGGACCGACTGGTCCAACTGGCCCAACCGGACCTACGGGATTTACTGGACCTCCCGGACCTACAGGTGCAAATGGACCAACCGGGCCGACGGGTCCGACAGGATTAACTGGTGCGACTGGTCCAACTGGAACAAGTGTTTTCGGGGGAGATGGTTCATTAGGAAACGTTGTTATAAGTTCCAATGCTTTAGTGTCTGGAGTATTTAATTATAATAACTTAACCATAAATACAGGAGTCGTTTTAACAGTTTCTACAAGACGTGCTTTACATATTAAATGTCGTGGTAATTTTAATTTAAATGGCAAAATAAATGGATCCAATTATCTCCCAGGTGGTGCTGGAGGTATAAATACATCCAGTGCTGGTTCTGGCGAAGACGGAATGGGTTATTTATCTGGCGCTGCTGGCGGTGCGGGTGGTGGTGGAGCACGTAATAATGGATCTGGTAGCGGTGGTGGTAGAGGCGGTAATGGTGGTCCTAGAACAGTAGGATTACCATCTCTAACCTGCGAATGCTCACTCTATAATTCGGCAACTACTGGCGCTGGTTATCAATCGATGGCATTCTCAAGTGAATATTATGATACAGATGGAATGCATAGCGGCTCATCCTCCAACGTAACTATTCCAACATACGGTGATGGTTATTATTATATAAAAGCATCAGGACGCGCAGTTAATCATAGAATTCGTGTAAATGGAACGGCTGTACTAACACAAGCAAGTACATCGGGCGCATTTGGTTCACCAGATGTTTCTGTTGAGTACCGTGGTTTATTAAAAGCCGGCGATGTTGTTGATTATCAACAAGATACTCCATCTGCGACTACGAATAATGCTAAATTACTTGTTAGAAGAGAAATTCCATTAGCTTGTAGTGTTGCAGTTGGTGGTTTAGGTGGTGCTCCAAGCGGTTCCGGTACAAGCCCCGGCGCTGTAGGAACTGTTCCTGGAAGAAATTCAAATATGGACTTCGTTGGAGATTTAGATAGTCCACTTGCTTGGAATACATTTGCCGCTCCTGGAGCTTCTGGCGGTGGTGGTGGTGCTGGTGGTGGAAATGGTGTAAGTCCAGGCGGTGCTGGTGGAAATGCCGGAAACGTAGTATGTATTGAAGTATTAGGAGACTTAATTATTGGAACTGATGCTGCCGCTGGAGTTACATGTAGTGGAACTGCTGGAGCAGCAGGAACTAATTATACCGGAGCAGTTATGGCATCTGGTGGTGGTGGCGGTGGTGGTGCAGGATCATTAAGAATACTATGGGCGGGTGCTGGAAGTAATGCAGGAACAACAGCCGCAGGAACAGTACATGCTAAAATAACCTGCGCTGCTGGTGCTGGAGGCGCAGCAGGCAGTAATAGCGGTGGTGGAGATTCAGCCGCAGCAGGTACTGCCGGTGAAAGCTCAAGTTATTTCCGTGTTATTAAAATAGGTGCTTAATGGCTGATTTTAATTTAGTCTGTACTTGTGGTAATAGATTATTAACAGTTACTAGATGTAATCCAAAACAATGGTTATCAAACTTACATCATTTCGAATTTAATTGTAAATGTGGACTTAATTGGAAATTAGGATCTACATCACAATATCCTGTTATTAATGATTGTACAGAGCGTCCTGCTAGTTGGATTGGCTTAACATTGGTTGCTAAATAGGTAATTTATTCCAATAATATTCCCTATGTGGAGATTTAATATCGATAAAACTTTCTTCTATTAAATCTCCGTAAGTATCGCCTTTAACTAACACTAATTCAAATACAGCGGCTGCTTGAATATTATTTTCAGTTGGGAAATACTGAGATAATAGTTTATACATGCAAAAATCTGTTTGATACAATAAAGGATCCATATAAAGCTTAATAGATTCAACCAGATGCAAATAAGGGGTTCTCATTTGTTCTCTATGTTTTAATTTAACCATCATTAGTTCTGAATTGTTAAGTAATGTTCTTGCTCTTAATGCAAATCGCCAAAAAAGCCCGTCGTAGTACTCGATAATTGTTCCTAATTTAATTGATGCGCTATCATCTTTCTCTGGATCGAGTATATAATCTATATCTGCAAATAAAAACATATCACTCATACTATGAATTTAGTAGGAGTGATATTAAATTGCTATTAAAATATATTAATAGCTATCAAGTAATAATTTTGCTGCTTGTAATGCAGATTGTGGATCTAGCTTGTAATTATTTAATATTTCAAGAAGTGCAAATTTAACTGATTCACGTGTATCTAATTCTTTTTTTATTTTTATAACATCCATTTAAATCCTCATGTTATTATTTTAATATTTAATAAGTTCCGACAAATTTTGTGAGTATAAAAGAATATACGTTTTTTCACTATAGAGATAACAAGAATCGAACTTGTTCTGTTGCCGTATGAAAGCAATTGATCGCCACGATCTATATCTCTAAATGCCGCAGAATTTACTGCGGCTAATTTTTCAGAATGGTATATCGTTATCTGAAGCGGCTTCAGCAATTGCAGCAGTTGCAGCCGTATCTTTACGAATTTGAGCAGCTACTTGTTCTAACTCTTCAAATGACATTGGTTTTAATACCTCATCATAATTGAAAGGAGTTAAGTACTTCTCAACAGTTGTACCATAATCCGCAGCGGCTTTGCTGTAGCGTTCAGCTAACTGAGCCTCTGTTAATGGATTACCATTTGGTAACCACATATCTCCAATTCGTGGAGTTTTTTGGTCAGTTCCTCTCGAAATTGACCACTCACGACCACGCCACGGAGTAAATTTTGATACTAATTTCTTCATAGCTTCTAGCTGACGAGCGTTAACTAGAAGTAAACGACGTTGATCTTTAATCACTCGTCCTTTATTTTTACCTGAAGGAATTTCCCATTCTGAACCGTCGAGAATTGTTCCCGCTGTAAACCACTTGCCTTTTTCGCCTGTGGCATCACAAACTGGACAACCTTTCTTTGAGAATTGTGAAATACAAACTATGTTATTACTGAAACTATTGTTAATCTTAACGCCTTGGTGCATACGAACTGAAAATTCGAATGGTTTTTCGTCAAGAGTTGTTCCAGTTACTTCACTATTGAGACGAACCAAGAAAGGTGAAACTTTCTTTTGTGTCTCTCCTACCTTTTCAGATAGAACGTATTCAAGTTTCTTAAAGCGACTTCCGGTTGCATTTGGTGTTGGGGGTGGACCGCCTGATCCTCTAAATGTAGTCATTTGTTAATCTCCTTATTTAGCTTTTAGCATTATGCTGTAGCCATTGTTATACTACACGACCTCATGTAGTATGTCAATCAAAAAATATCTCATTAGCATCACTGAGATAAATCATGAGAAAATTCAACTTTTTTACCAAGAACATACTTGGCGGAGTTAAATAATCTCACAATGTCTTCTGCTGGAAGATTGCCAGGATCTTTTTTAGATCCGTCTTCTAATAGATCTGTAGGGCATTCTATTAATTTAATAGAAACTCTTCCTTGTAACATTCTATGTATCTTTTTTGTCATTGTTCTACCTGGACCATCACCATCCATAAAAATATAAACATATGGTGGATTAAAAGAACAAATAGTGTCTGCGTGTTCTTTAGAAAAACCCTCGCCAAGAACAGCAACGGAACACGCCATAGGATATAAAGCTTGATCTGTTTTAACCACTCCTGTAGCGCCCTCAACAATAACAATTGGTTTGTTTGGTTCTAATAAATGCTCGCCAAGAAGATATAATTGCCGATTAAAATTATCGTAATTATGATGTCTTCTTTCAGCTTGATTAGTTATATCTCTGCCCTGCATTCCGACTAAATTTTTATCTTTATCTCTAATTGGAAAAACTAATCTTTTTAATTTTACATCGTGCCCCAAAGACCAACGTTCTGCTGTTTCTGGTTTTATTCCACGCTCACTAGCGTATGAAGGTAAAGGGTGTTTAAAATCATCCCATCTTGATTCTGGAATTATATCCTTAGATTTAATAATTTTCTTCTTAAGAGATTTTTTCTTACTTTTATCTAACAATGATTCCAGCGTAACGGCTTCTGTTTTTTGAACAGACTCCAGTAGTTCTCTATGCTCTGTTCCATCTAGTGCTAGTTCTAGCATTTTAGCCCATGAGCCTTTAAAACCGCACGAACCAGAAAAACACCTTACAACACTTGGGCCATCTGGGTCGATTTTTACACTACAACCCATATTATGATCATATGGATCTTTATGTCTTAAGGGGGCCAAAGGACAATTTTTAACAACTACTGATCCCACTATATAACTTTCGTCATTTTCAACAGTCATATTATATACTAAAATGTCTTTAACTTCTTTAGTTACAATTTCTTTAATAGGATATGTCATTTTATTAAGTATTTTTTGACCAACACATTGGTCTTGTGTATCCGCCCAACATACTTCATAACTCTCTCTATGGTGAACTCCATTTTTATCAATTCTTTCTGCACGAGAAGTTCTTCTACACGCTATTCCAAGAGATCCAAGTAGTATAGGTAATTGAAAACTCATTGTAATTGATGTAGTACTTATAGATTCCCATTTACCGGCTTTTGTCGATTTGCTACCTGCATACCTACATCCATCTCCTGCTCGTAGTCCTTCTAAAAATGCTTTTTTAATCTCGATGGAAGATGTCATAATGAACTCTGGTATAATTTTGTTTGGTGCTTTATGACCTAGTATGTATGGAAGCCATCGCGCTATAAAACTATTATAGATATATACTCTTTGCGTATTATGTTCGGCATCTGTACGTATCGTTGGCGTTTCATTAAATATATTTTTTATTAATTTAGTACATTTTTTAACACTCGGTTCTCCATTTCTAAATGTAAATCCAGTGTAGCTGTATCCACTTCCTACATCTCCAGTAGAACATCCCTCAGCCGACCACAATCCTAGCAAATGAGCCAATTCTTTAGACAAATAAACCTCGGGACATGACTTTCTATGTTTTCTTAATTTTCCTGTAGACGTTCTTGTATTAAATAATAGTGGATCTATCAAAGGAACTAATATATCTTTATTTGGAATAAAAGGTAATACGAGTCTATCTTTTATCTTTAAAGTCTTAATTTCAGACAATTCTTCTGTCGCATGAATTTTTGGAGGTACATCATTTATTTTAACTGATTCTTTACCAGAATTTGAAATTTTAATATCTTTTCGAAGTTTTATAATATCATTATTTTTATAGTTATAAACCCTGTGATTATCAGTACTTGTAATAGAGTAATTAAGTCCTTTAAAAGATGTAGTTATTAAATTTCCGGTAAACGATTTAACATGAGTAGCTTTAACTTTTTGGTAGCCGCTTTCATGAGTAAGTACATAATCACCTATTTTTATCTTATCAATAGGAACTAATCCTTTTGATGTCATAACAGGTGTACCTTTAGGAAAACAACTTATTGATATTTGTGGACCGACCCTCTCGTTATTATCACGAACATGAGAATAACTAAGTTTAAGTTGATTACAAATTTCTACTATTCCTTCGAGATCCATTAAATATCCTTTTAAATTTTAGAAAGCTATCTGATTCATAGGCCCGAGATCTGGTAATTGGTCTATTGCCAATGATGGCTCTCCTGGCAAATCGTTATTACTATTTAATACTTTAATTTCAGAATAGTCTTGTGTCGACATATTAAAATTAATTAGAAGATCTATTGGTTCGAAATCACGGCCTTTCATACCACGCATAACTCTTTGCTTTTGTGCAAGAAAAGTAGTGTCAGCAAATAAACCATCCACTGTATCGGCGTAGTCACCTATTGCTTTTGCATATGCAGCAGAGTCAGCTTCACCATCTAAATCTTCTTTTCCGACTGAACCACTTAATTGTGAAGTTACTATAACAGGAACATTCTGTGAAACTGCGACATCTAATTTTATCATCTGAATATTTTCTAATGTTCTCTCCCATATAGGTTTACGAGAACTTTTACCCATTATGTAAAAACCATCAATAAGTACTAAAGAGGGTTTATATTGTGCAGTATATCTTGCTGCATCACTTGGCGTATCTACTAAATCAGAACCGATAACAATGATTTCAGATCGTTTGTCATCTTTCTTTTTCATTTCAGCGCACCAATTCATAAATTTTAATTTTTGATCTGGTGGCAACTTACCAGATCTAAATTGTGCGAAATCTAATTTGTTATGAATTGCAAATAATCTTGAATTGATTTGCCAGGGTGGCATTTCCATCGAAATAATTAATATTTTCTCGCCATTTTTAAAGTAATTAGACCAGGCGTGATTGATCCAGGCGAGTGATCCTTGTGTCTTTCCAGTACCTCTTTTTGCTAGAATTGCCGCTAATTCACCCTTATGTAAACCTAGAGAAGCTTTATCTCTAGAAGGCCACGGAGATGGAATTCCTAATGTTTTATCACCGGCATTTTCTGCTTCTAAGTATCTCTTCTCAATGATTTCGATTGAGAGAGGATTATTTGTACTTTGTATTGTGCCTTTAACTTGAGCGGTATCTATAACTAATTGATCTAATTCTAACCTAGCTTTAACAGGATCTTCAAGTTTACGAATTATTGCGTCTAAACCGGTTTCTAGACTAGTTTTTAATGTTCTGTTAGAAATTATCGTGGAACATGTATCAATGTCTAATTTATCTTTTTGTTCTTTTATTTCTATTTGTGTTAATAGATCTATTTCTGATGTAGAAGGTAAACGACCTTTTGGAAGATATGTTTCAAATAGATCGTATACCTGTTTGTAATCTCCGAATAAATGCTCGGACTTAATACCTTTTTGTCTTGCATGTGAATAAGCTTCTACACCGCCTTGTAATATGGCGTGTATTAGTGCTTCATCTGGGGTCAAATTACACCTTTACTTTGATTTTTTAATTTTCTTGCGTTTTTGCTTAGAATCAGGATCTTCTACGATCGGAACAGTAGCATCGACCATTTTGAGCGGATTTGTTAGATTAGGATCTTGTTTAACTATTTTAGAAATTTTATAAATAGTTCTATTTTCTAATCTTCCCGGCATCACTTCAAAAGTTACATTTTTTGAGTTTAGATACTTTTTAAATGTTTGCTCTGTTGGTCGTACAGAGTTACCATTCATAATCTCTTGTTGTCCGTGTACAATTTCAATGAACAATGTTGATACATTTTCGATTACTTTATCTAATATAGTCAATGGATCTGGTATTTGTTCAAATCCTTCAGACCAAATAGCGGTATCATATTTATTATTAATATTTAATACTTCCGTAGCAGGACTTTTAATAACCGCAAGTATTCTTGACAATCCTTTTTTGTATTGTAATCGTGGTTCATAATAGAAAGTCTCATATAAATCTGAAACTTCATTGATTAATCCACCATAACTTGGAAATAAAATTAATACTTTACCATTTAAATTGAATTTTTTTAAATATAACGTCGGATCATATTTTCCAGGAAGTGTGTATTTAGGTGTTTTAACAGTAAAACTTGTTTGATCTCCTGCATAAAAATCTGAGGAGTGTCTAATATCTTCTAATGTTTCCATATTATCCTTTTTTCTTTTTAAACTTCACTGACTGTAGTGTTGTTCTACTCTCATATATTTTATGAGGATGTAATTTTCTAAATTCTTCTTCTGTAATTTCAAAAGTCTTAAAATCGTGTTTGCAATTACTGCATTTACGACGACGCCATTTAATATTATCAATATTTTCGTCTACTGGAATAATAGTTTTTAATACAGAGGTTGATAAACGATCACAATTAGGACACCGCATTTCTAACCCCGCCTATTTTTCCATCCCTTGGAAGATTTATTAAAGATTTACGCTTAGGAAAACTAAATGGATTAGGTTTCTTAGCATCATTCATTCTAATTCTTCGTGCCTTAAAGACATCTCTGACCGGAGCAACAGCCTTTTCGCGTATCCTACGCTCCAATCTAGAGTGTAAATCGCGACGTTCAGGCTCAAATGCTTCTATAATACGATGAATAATGGTGCATCTCCTCCAGTTTGATCGTCATCAGGGAATATATAGTCACCCTTCATATTATAACCTACTTCATTAATAGGGCTAGAGTAATAATTATGATGTCCTCCTTTAATTATTGAAGTACCAGATGAAGGCTTGGCATTAAGAATTAACCAATAAACAGCGGCAGCAAGTGCGTCTGCGCTATCTTTTTTACCGGAAGGTGAATGTTCTACTTTTCCATCCGGGGTTAACTCTAGATCATACAACTCTTTTTTAAGAACTTCATGTATTGGACATTCTAATCTATCTTCATAAATTAGTGACTTTAATGTTATATATGCATCTGGTTTTCTGACAACACTAAAATCTCGTTCTACTTTAAATCCAGCTTTAATTAGTTCTTGGGCATTAGGAGGACCGGACCATTGATCCAGGCTAACCGATTTAATCGGAATTCCGTCATCACGTAATTTAGCAATTAATTCTCTAACTGCTCTATGATCTACTTCAGTTCCTTTACCAGCAGGTGGTACTATTTGTAATATAGCATCAACATGAATATAAGGTGCCTCTACTAAACTTTTAGCACCGTCTGTTCCACTATGTCGTATTACTTCTCCATCAGCTGCTCTATGCGCAATTACAAATCCTGTATCACACATATTTTTACTTAAATCTAGAGCAACGTGACGATTAGCATTAGGACAACACGTCATTATTAAATTACCCTTTGCGTCCTTAGTTGAAATGTCGTTCCATTTAACATTTATTCTAGTACCTGTGGCCCAACTATCTCTATCGAACAAAGAAGGTTTATCTTTAAATACTCTATCAATCGCTAATCTATCTGATAAGAAAGCACTAGCAGAGTCAATTGAGACTCCTCCTATATCTCTTAAACTATTATGCACTATGACTCCATCACCTAAAGCAAAGTTATGATAGTTATCTACAGTAATATCGTAAACATCAGCTATTCCGTTTGATTCAATTTTGAAAATTGAAGTTGGCTGATTAGTAACTAATCTTCTTCTTCTGACTTTAAGTTTATCTATAGATTTAAGATTTCTAGCCTCTTTGTATTCTCCACTTTCTAACATAAATAAATGATTTGGCGTACAATTATAAACAGCACCATTATCTAATGTTATTTTAATAATCTCGGCATTTTTTTTAGTTAATCTAGCAGAATGGCCATTGCCCTTTGTAAAATTTCCATTAGAATCACAAGAGTAGACAAAAAATTGATTTTTTCCCACTAGATCTTGAATATTAGAATATGAACCATCATACATTTGTATTTGCGTATCACCGGTAAAACAACCAACAGAGTCTTTTTCAAACTCGGGTAAGAACTCTTCTGGAAATTTAATAACATTCCATCCGTCTGGTGCTTTTTCTTGATCGTTTTTAAGAATTAAAGGGCTGGATCCTTTATCGGAATATGCAATTCTATACCATTTTTGTTTTGAAAATCTAAAAGGTTTGGTATCCCATGTAGCATAATCACGTACGAATACTGAATCATCTTTTGCTTCAATTGATTCTCTTATTCTTCTTTCAGTAAAGTCATTACTATTCTTTTTAGAACTAACTAGAAATAACTTCCCACGTCCTTTAAAGGTACCTTTAATACGACGGGCCAACGAGTTATAAACCTGTTGGGCTTTATCATATCCATCGCCAGATGCTGATTTTTCTGAGTTAACTTTTACTGATCCTAAAAAGTTTAATTCATCTCCGATTGCTGCGAAAACGTTAGTTCCCAGAAGATCTTTGTCAGAGCTAGCCGCTCCAATTACGTGAATACTTTTACCAGGGAATCTAATTTCATCTTTGGTTTCTTCATATCTTTCTTTAAAGAAAGGCGACTGCATTAACATATTTTTAAGTTTTGCAAATAATACTTTTTTGGCAGCTTCTTTAGTATGAGAAAACATTACTATTTCTACAGGTTCGCCAGCGCCTTGAGCGTTTGATCGTGAAGGGTCTGCTAAACAGTATAGTTCGTATATAACTCTTAATATTCCTGCGCAAGCTGAGTACGATTTTCCGCTGCGTGTGCTGCCGCTATTTCTGCTAAATACTCCTGATCTAAGGACTTGCAACTTATTTTCCTCATAAAGTGGTATGCCAGGAGTGACGATAGCGAAGTTAGAAGTTTC